TTTATCAAAGACTACAACTTAAACTTCAATAGAGGAAACATAATAAAGTACATAAGCAGAGCAGACAAGAAGAATCACGAACTAATGGATTTACTAAAAGCTAAAGACTATCTTGAAAGAGAGATTGAATATGTACGAAACACAAGGACTCAAGAATGATATAATATATCAATTTTACTACATTGCATTATACGACTACGAGAAAGGAACTGAATTAGACGAATTAAGAATTATCTTATACGACTATGAAGATAAAGAGATGTACTTGGAATGTGAAGGAATTAAACTAGCAATAGAAAAAATAGAATTTACACAATTAATACAAAATATAATAGATGACAACGAAAGAGATTAAAGAATTAGTAGAAGGCGAGTTAGGATATAGAATAAATGTAAACTCAAGAAAAAGAGACATAGTCTATGGTAGAGCTATATACTTTAGAATATGTAAAGACAGAACAAACCTATCACTAAAGAAAATAGGAGAAACACTAAACCTTGACCACGCTACAGTACTACACTGTATAAACAATATATTCCCTACATTCGAAATGTATAATCCTAAATATATGGAAATATACAATAGAATAATAGCAACAGAAGAATACATACCTAAACACCAAAAACTAAAAACACTACAAGAAGAACATAGAAAACTAGAGACAAGATTCAAGTTCTTAAAACAAATAAAAATAGACCCAAAGTTAAGACCTATATTAGAAACAATACAAGACATACCAGAAGAACAATTCCCAGTAGCAGAATATAGAATAAAAAGAGTTATTAATAGATTAAAAGAATATGAAGAATAAAAATATAGAAACTGTAAATTCTTTAAGTGGTGGTAAGACTTCAAGTTACATAGCTGCAAATTACCCAGCAGATTATAATGTATTTGCATTAGTAAGAACAGAAGATAAAAGTTGTTTATTTCCAGATTCAAAAATAAGACAAGAAGTTAGCGATAGATTAGGAACTGATTTTATAGGCACATTGGAAGATGATATGATTATTTATACTATGTTAGATTTAGAACAATACATAGGTCAAAAAATAGATTGGGTTACTGGTAACACATTTGATTATGTAGTTAAAAAAGGAGGAGGAACACTACCTAATGTTACTCGAAGATATTGTACAACTGATATGAAATTAAAACCAATATTTAATTGGTGGCAAAAAACAATTAACAAACCAGCAGAATTTAGAATAGGCTTTAGAGCTAATGAACAAAGGAGGGCAAACACAACAATAGAAAAAACAAATGACAAAGGTCTGTTAGAAATGAAAGCAATTGTTGGAAAAAGAAAGACACAAAATAAATGGGGAATCATAGAATGGCAAAAACCTACATTTCCGTTAATTAAAGATAATATATATAAAGACAACATAGAGGAATATTGGAATGACAAAGATGTTAGATTTGCAAAAATAAATAATTGTGTTGGTTGCTTTCATCAAAATTTAATACTAACAAGAAAAAGATTTGATTGGCATCCAAATAAAATGAATTGGTTTATATCTAAAGAAGGAGTTAAGCATCCAGATGATTGTTGGAGAAATGGAAAAGATAAAATAAAATATAAGGATATAAAATCTTGGAATGTTCAAACTGAATTGTTCGAAGATGACTTTAAAGATTGTGATTCTGGATATTGTGGAGTATAACAAAAACATAAGATATTTGTTATATAAAAAATAATTAATAATAATCTTTTTTAATTATGGATAAAAGAAAAAACAACGGAGGACATACAACTGCTGGTAGAAAGCCTAAAGCCGAAGAAGTAAAGCTAATTGAAAGACTAACACCACTTGAGCCACAAGCTTATGCAGCTTTAAAAAAAGGAATAGAATCTGGAGAGTTTAAGTTTATACAAATGTTCTATCATTACTATGCTGGTAAACCAAGAGAAACAAAAGACATCACTCTAAACAACGAGCAACCTTTATTTAATATTATTGATTAATGTTTGTAGTAACAACTGCAATTAAAAAACTTCTTAAACTTAAGAAACGTAAAAAGATAGTTCAAGGTGGAACATCTGCTGGTAAAACGTTTGGTATACTACCTATCCTTATAGATAGAGCTATAAGAACACCTAACGTAGAAATAAGCGTAGTTAGTGAAAGTATACCACATTTGCGTAGAGGTGCTTTAAAAGACTTCCTAAAGATTATGATGATGACTAATCGTTATAATGATATGCAATATAATAAGTCAATGTTAAAGTATAAGTTTGCAAACGGAAGTTACATAGAGTTCTTTAGTGTTGAATCAGCAGACAAGTTAAGAGGAGCAAGAAGACACACACTATATGTAAACGAAGCTAACAACATACCTTACGAAGCATACAACCAATTAGCAATAAGAACATCTGGAGAGATATGGATTGACTTTAATCCAACCTCATCATTCTGGGCGCATACAGAACTACAAGGTAAAGAAGATGCTGACTTTATTAAGCTAACGTATTTAGACAACGAAGCATTACCAGACACAATTATAAAAGACATAGAGAAAGCTAAAGACAAAGCAAAGACATCTACCTATTGGAATAACTGGTGGAATGTATATGGACTAGGAGAGATAGGAAGTTTGGAAGGTGCTTGTATAAAAGACTGGAAGCCTATTGACTTACCAGACGAAGCAAGGCTACTTTGTTACGGAATGGACTTTGGTTATACTAATGACCCAAGCTCTTTAATAGCACTTTACAAATACAACAACGCTTATATATTTGATGAGGTAATATACCAGCGTGGTTTACTAAATAGCCAAATAAGCAACTTACTTAAAACACACCAAGTAAAAGAAATCATATATGCAGATTCAGCTGAACCTAAAAGTATTGCAGAGTTATCAAGCTATGGTCATTTAATAATGCCAGTAAAGAAAGGTAAAGACTCAATAGTGTATGGTATCAACCTCATCAATCAAAATGAAATCTACATAACTAATAGAAGTCATAACTTAATCAAAGAACTACAGAACTACATTTGGTTAAAGAACAAAGAAGGAGAAACACTTAACAAACCAATAGATGCTTTTAACCATTGTATAGATGCGATGAGGTATGCTATCACTTCACAATTAGAGAATCCTAATAAGGGTCAATATTACATTTACTAAAAAAAGTTATTAATAATTTTGTTAATTAAATAATTAGTTATATATTGCAGTATAATTAAAAAACAAAACAATGTTTGAAATAAATGGTTACACTAAAGATTATTATATTCACGGTAAATTTGTTGGTTATATAAAAATACCAACACCTGACAGGGATGTTATGGGTTATTCAGGTAGGAAAAAAGAAACACTACAAGAAGACACTATTATCAAGAAAAAAACCTACAAAAAAGGCACAGAAGTTATCACACAAGTTTCACCTATTTGTGGTCAACTCAAAGGGGACTGGGATGAAAAAATAAATATATTAGCTAACTCAAGACAACACTTTAAATCATGAAAAAACTAAAACACTACTTAACATTAACATTATTCTCATTTGTATTATTAATTGCAAGTGTAGTATTATTATCGCTTGAATCTATTATACATAACTTAATATTTTAGATATGATAGAGGTAAAACAAGGCAAAGTAAGAGTATACAAAAACAACACAACAAAAGTATACACACTAAAAGAATACACAGATACTATTTACTATAGAAAACTATATACAAGAATATATCAAATAATTTGTATTTTAGCTACTATGTTTATTCCAGCAATAATGATTAACTTGTTTAAATGACAAGAAACGTAAGAGAAGCTATTAGTTGGTGTTTAAAGAATGACATTAAGGTAATAGTAAAACCATTAGCTAAAACAAGAAGACCAGACGTTAAATTAGAGATACATAGAGAAGGAAGAATACAAATCGGAAAAGAAACATACAGACAAGACAAAAAGTTAGGAGATAAGATACAAGAGTTATACTTATACCTATATAAGACATTAAGATAATTTTTAGTTGATAGTTAGATAAAAGAGGGTTGCTTTATACAAAGTAATCCTTTTTTTTGTTTTATAAAAAACACTTTATGCAAATAGAA